CTTTTACTTGCTTCATGTGAGCAACTTTTTCCGCTCTCTCGGCTTGCTTTTGTGCCACTTCTGCTTGACGTTCTTCTCTGACTGGTTCCATGAGTGTGTCGAGTTCATCAGCGATGGTATTTTCTTCCTCTGTCTGAAAGTTGAAATCCACGCCGATAATATCGAGGTCTTGTTCGGTTAGTCCTGCGTCTTTATAGTCGATGTCAGGAATAAGTTCACGGAGTGTGTCGTAATTCCACTCGCCCTGCGCTGATGGGTTGTTGAGCAAGATAAGAAGTTCCTTTTCTTCTTTCTCCTCAACATCTATCAAGTCCACACGGATAGGGTAGTCGTTATCCTTTGTATCGGGGTTGTACTTTTGGAGTTCGTCCATGACCGAAAGGCGTTGATGTCCGCTTACAAGGGTGTATCCTGTCCGCTTGTTCACCACGATACCTCCGACCATACCGAACTTCTTTATGCCGCGTTTGAGAGCCTTGCGGTTCTCTTCAGGAATAGTACGAGGGTTTCTCTCGTGAAGTTTTATTTGAGAGCGTAGGAGTTCCACGCTCTCTGATGTGAAGTATTTGTTATCCATCTGACTTGTCTCTTTTACTTGTTATCCGTTGCTCAAACCCATTCTCTGTGAGCGAGTTCCGCTCACTTTCTTTTCCCTTCCTCTGTCAAATACCTTACTTGGGGTTGTTTTATTAGCCCTTGCCGTGTTTTGCTGATAACGAAAAGCAATATTTCCTATCTTTTCGGCTCGCGATATATAGTTTTCACCCGCCATCCTTGCGAACCTTACATTTCTTTCGTCCTCTTGCATAAGACGTATTGATTGCATTCGAATATCGTGCATTGATTTTTTTCTTGCCATAATTCTAATTTTTTACTTGTTATCCTGCTACTACACCATATCCGTGCTGCTGAACTGCACGACTTTCCGCCCTTGCAATGAGCCTGTCTCTTGACCGCTTAGCTTTTCGGCTCAATGCACTTGTTTCCCAAGTATTCTTTCTCCGCCAATTCGCCTCGCTCAATCTTTCAGCCTGTGCGTAAATTTGTCTAAGAGTTTTTCTTGCCATAATTAATCTTTATTATCCTGTTTATAATTTTCTTCAAATAAAATTCTCTCACTCATTGGAAACACCTTGTATATTTTCTGCAAGTCCTGCGGATAGTGTTTGTTAAGCCATGTAAAGCAGTCTATGTTAAAGCCTAATCCGTTACTTGCCTTGTTACCGTACAAAACTGGTTGTGGCAAACGCTTCATACGCATATATGCTTTAACGTCTTTCTGTGTCCACGACGCAAGCGGATAAACTAAGCCGTTATTCTCATACTCGTTAGCTTCATAGCTTTTGAGCATAAGGTTTCGGTTCATGCCGTCCGCTTTCTTCATACCTAAGAACGTATAGTAAACACCTGTATTCATTCTCACTGCCTTAATCACATCAGCGAGTTTCAGCAGCTTAACTTTAGGATTAGGAACGCAATACAGACCGCCACGAAGTATATATGTTAAATTCCAATGAGGAACTTCCATAAACTCGACCTTTGGATATTTCTTCTTTACCCACCTTATCCAACCATTGATGTGGTCTAAGTTCTTAACGAAGTACATAAACACACATACAACCTTTTCAAAATGTGGATAGACTAAATCCAAAGTAACGAGCGAATCCTTACCAAGCGAACACATAACAATGCAAGATGACTGTTTTTCAGCCACCCTGCATATAACGTTATGTGCTTCTTGTAACTTGTTCATTATCCTGCGCTCATTCCAAAGCTCTTGCGAAGTTGTCTATAAACCGTATTGTGGCTTGCTAACTTGTTACCAGGTTCAAGCGAGTGGTTCGTTTTATTACCTAAATAAGAATTAGTTGCACCAGCAATACGACCTTTCACTGTTTGCGGATTTTTTCTTGCCATAATCTTTCATTTTGATTGATTATACCTTCTTCGACTTGTCTCTTATGTTGTGCGAAAGTACCTTACCCAAATCAAACACTACTTGCTCGGCTACCCATACAAGTGGATCACCGTCTTTGTCCCTGCCATGCTCGTAAGTTATAGGCTCATTATTCTCATCTACGAATATCTCGCAATGTGCGCCCAAGACCTCAACAAGTGCATTATCTCTGTCTTTATTGTAACCAACATAGAACTGAATTGCGTCATACTTGATAGGCTGCGCGTTGCCGTCTGCATCTTCGATTTCAAACCCTTCTTCATCAAGCTGCAATAGCTTCTTGATAGTTGTTGGACGAACCTCTCTAAATTCTTGTACCTTGCGACCTGCAAGGATAGCATCGAAATACTTCTGACGGATAATAAGATTTAATACTTTCATACGACTTTTCTCTTTTTTAATGTATCACAAAGATACGATTTAACATTATTATATTTAAGAAAAACCCACCCATTAAAGTAACAATGAGCGGGTTGTAACGAAGTTATGCAGCTTTGTTTTCACGCACAAGATTTTCACTATCGTATCAAATCTTGTCAATAAAATGGTTTCTAACTGCAATATCCAATTTTGTTTCTTTATTGTGGAGTTTCTTGTAATAATACATCATTGACCTTTTGGATAAGCTCATCCACGCCTTGACGAAAGTCTGAATAAGTGGTGTAAAGTACCATTAACTCCGTGCAGGTCGCTGAAATAACGCTTGCGCAGGTTACTTTGGTAGCTTTGGTGATAGCACGTCTAAGTCCCTGCGGCATCTTGCCACCAAAGAATTTGTTAGGAGAGTAAAGGTAGATGACGACAAAGATAAATTCTTTGCGGTCGTTTACCTTTATTTCTTTGCCCTTTAACTCCTCAAATACCTTGTAAATCTTCGGAATGAGATTTAAGTCTTTCAATCTAGGAGATGTGGCAATCTCATTATCTACTATGGCTTGACGAAGTGCCGTGCGTGCCTTTTCTATTCTCTTGATTGTTTCGATTATCTGCTCCATTTATAGGGTTTTCAACAAAAATATAGCAAATAATCTCAAATAATGAAATTTGTTTAGATAAATTTTTACATAACAGGTAAATAAATACAACAAAATTTACTTATTTCAGTGTGTTGTTCAGTGTGTTGCTCAGTGTGTCGCTTTTTATTTTTTACCTTTGTAAAAATCTAACATAAAGATAATTACAAAGGTGTTTAGTGTGTTGCTTAGTGTGTTGGTCAGTGTGTTGTTATGCTTTTAGAACGTAGTCTAAAAGTTTTACATTTGCCTCGTTTATGTGGCTAAAATCCTTTTTAATGTATAGTTCCGTTATCCTCAGTGACTGGTCAGTGTGGTTTAGCATATCATTAACTATATACTTGCTTACTTTTACGTCATTTACGGCAATCGTAGCCATTGAGTGCCTGGCAGCATAGAATTGTAGACGTTCAATGCCGAGTTCTTTCCCTATTTCCTTTAGTCCGATGTTTATCGCACGATTGAAACTCTCCATTGTAGTAAAGCGTTCTGAAAAGTTAAACACACGCTCTTTACCCTTGTATTTCTCAACTAACGGATTGATATAATCTGTTATTCTTACTTGTATTTCAGCCTTATCTCTCCGCCTATCCTTTGTTTTCATGCGGTCATAGATAATGGTGTTATCTTCCAATCTATCAGCATAGTATAGGTCAGCAGAGTTCATGCCCATTAAACAGAACGAAAGGCGGAAACAATCTAATGCTAAATCGTGACGGCTGGACTTTCCTTTAATTCTGATGTTGTCATAGGGTAGGGCAAATATCCTCCGTATTGTTTCCACGTCTAAGGCTCGTTTTTCAGCTATATTCTGCTCTACTGGTTTATATTTGTCTAAGGAATGCTTAATTCGGATAATGTCGTTATCTTCATCGTTATAATACTCCCTTGCAGCGTTGAATATAGTTTTGATACAATTAGGATATAAAGATTGCGCTCTTGGGCGGTCTTTTAATGCGTTCTCAAAGGCTTTCATTGTCTTAACGTTGATTTCCTCACAGAGAATATTATCACGCCCAACAAAGGAACACAAAGCGTTCAGAGCCGTTTTATAGTTCTTTATCCCTTTAATAGTTGATTCTTTAATCCATTTTGCTGCAAATTCCGTAAATGATACACCGTTGTTTTCTTTCTTCTGTCGGATATAGGAAACAATAGTATCTATGTCTATGTCGTTAAATTCAAGGCTTAATTCACTTAATCTGCTCCTATATTCTTTTATGATGTCATTGCACCTATCGAGTATATTTGCATTTTTTATCTTGAATGAAGCCGTTATATCCTTTTTACTGATATACATCGTGGTGGGAATGTACCTTATTTTGTTATTATGAGTAAACCGAATATGTACACTCCATGTTTTATCGCTTCGCATTCGGTTTTTAAATATAGTTGGTTTGAAAGTTGCCATATCTGCTAAAAGTCTGCTAAATGTTTTTGTTATTACTTGTGAGGAATATATACTACTTGTAATATTCTTATATTGTAGAATTAGCATACAAAAAAAGCGGAAATCCTTTTGTTTATTGGACTTCCGCTTAATTCTTGAAGGGT